GCATGTGGTAGGAGATTATCGTATATAAGCCTTTGATACTGCGGCGTTAAGGTCGTCAAAGCCTAAAACCCGCCAACACGTCTCGCCCTCATTTTGTATTTGGATTTCGTCTATTTGCCCGTCTACCATGCAGACTTTATATATAACATCGTTTTCTTTGCCGTGATAAATTATTTCTTCGTTCATAATCTTGGTTATTATTGGTGGTTAATATTAAAATCCAGAAAAATAGCATCGAAAAATCCATTTCATCTATGTCTGTCATTGGTTATTGCGTGTATGTTTGACTTAGGTATAATTCTCCTCTCCGTAATTTTTCCCACATATTTTACATTGGTCGGCAAGGAGAAAATTATTCGTGATACAGCCTATGAATATGCAGGCGTGATAATCACCTAAAAGGCATTTAAAATATTTACATGGTTTTATATAATATACACCTTCTTCTGTTAGTGTTTTAAATGTGTTCTTTTCGTAATTTGGAGTATAACAATATTCGCCTTCAGGAATAACGCTTTCATCACGTTTTATATGTAACCATTTTAGGATTACGCCCCATATTACGGATATATAGTTTAGTACTATCATCTTATTTTGTGTTAATTATTTATTCCCCTGCGCCTGTTTATTCCCAAGCTGCCCCTCTGGTCGTGTTTCCGCTGTTCTTTTAGCGTCCGCATCAGCCTTTTGTTCATCCATTTGTATCTGCTCTGCCTTTTCTTCTTTTAGCCTATCGTATTCTCGTGAGTTGTTAAAGTCAATTTCTTCTGCACCAGTTTGCTGCGAGGTTAATCCTGCATTTTTGGCTGTGCATATGTTTATAATTTCTTCCGTCGTGTTTCGTGGCGCACATGGCGATAAGGAAAACATCATGCGCATATTTTTGTATCCTGTGGCATCACTTTCCGCTAAACCTACAAGCTGCGTAAACATTGATACTATTTCCCGGAGTGCGGGGCGGAGGTAGGCGATCATGTTTTTTGACCATTGTATCTCAGGCCAATAAAGATTCTGTATAAACGCTCCAGAGTTTTCACCTGCCTTTATTTCGTCAGGAGATAAGACCGTCATACCAAGCGTCCACCATAAAAGTTTTAGATTCTTTTCAAGTTCGGTTGTAAATGTGTCGCTTGCATCGGCAGGAGCTAATATTTCAGCTTTGCCATTTTCGGATTTAGATGCGATAACCTTACCCATCTGTTCTGCATCAGGTAGCGACATTACGCCGCCACTCAGGAACATTATCTGATAAGCGTAGTATTTATTATTTTCCCGTAAATCGGAAAGGGATTTTTCTATATTTTCAATAGTTTTTTGACCGTTACCCCAAACAACATCACTTAGTCGGAAATATATTACAGGGCATCTACCATAATTGTGCGCCTTGGTTTTTATAAGCGTATAGCCATCATCAGATACAGTGCCTTTTTGTCCTTTTACCCATGCGAGTATTTTTGTAACCGCAATTATTTCCGCATCAGTTTCAGAAATGGTCTGAATCCATAATTGTATATCACGTACACCATATATTTCTACTGCATTTTTTCCACCAAGAGTAAATAGGCGTATGAAAATATCATCACCCTTGTCGTCTTTTGTTTTGTGAACTACGTCACCATCTTCGTAAGAAAAAACCTTATACTCAACCTGCTTATCGTCATTAAGATACATATACAGCCCAGCATCAGCAGTTCCAAAAAGTGCGCTACCCCATACGGATAATGCATCTTTCATTCCCGCTTGTTCCCAATAAGACTTAAAAGTAGCTACAAATTGGTCGTTTTTTTCGTCTTTCTTTTTGCCGAGACTGCCAAACCATAAGTCATTACCGAAAGTAGAGGTAACCTTATGCCGCCTTATACCCCATTGTGCTGCAATTGGCGAGCGTTCAACATCCTCATATGTATCAAATTCAAATTTATTGGTAGTAATGTTAAATTTGTATTTCTTACGCATTGACCTATAAATACTGGAATTAATCTTATGCGCAGAAGAATAAAGTTCATCCATGAAATCCTTCTGCGTGTAGTAAAAATTATTACCCGTATCAAGTGTCATAGTAGTCATAGTGCCATCCGTGGTTGTTTGAGTGCCTGCGGTGGTATAATCATTTTGTTGCCTGCGTGTCCATACAGGCTTTTGGAGCAAATCTTGAATCTTCATAGACTATCCAATAAATAGTGTCAAAGATAGCAATAAAAAAATTAATATACAAATAATGTGAAAAAGCGTATAAGCGGGGCAAAATAATAAGAAAAATATTTGGAAAGTAAAAAATAATTAATTATCTTTGTTGGAAATTAAAAAGTAAGATTATGACACAAGAAAACATATTCTTAAAAGATGGAACATTGTTTGCAAGGGGGTTTATAAGGGTAGTCCACGGTGGTCGCGGGGATTATGTTGAGTTTGAAAAAGAAAATATAATCATCCCACTTTTAAGTCTTTACAATAATGACATATCTAAGCAGACGCAATTTTATTATTACTGGCTCTACCCTGTTGGGCATAGGGAGATTAAAGTGTATTTTCAACAAAGAGTCGTAAAATACGCAGATTATAAAACTGGATTATACTACGTTTCACCAGATTTGTTTTCAAACTTTAAAGACCCAGAAAAAATATTCTAAAAAATAAAAAAAAATAAAAATTATGATACAAGAAAATGAACTAAGAATTGGAAATTGGGTCTGCCATGATATTTCTGAATGGTCTTACAGGAATGAAAATCCATGTAATAATGGTTGGAATGGACTCTTTCAGTGGAATAGCACGGACTGGCATGCTTTAGGTGAATGCACTTTAAGTTTGTCAAATATAAATCTTATCCCTCTAACTGAAGAAATATTGCTAAAGTGCGGGTTTGAAATAGATGAAACTTACCGTCGCGAAGATGGGATAGTCCTTAAAAATAAGGATAATTTCTATATATTTAAAAAAGAAAACGAATTCTACCTATTTAATCACATAGATGAAGATTATTTTTATTCATTTTATAGCAATAAAATTAAGAGTGTTCATCACCTGCAAAATCTTTATTTCTATCAATTGGAAAAAGAGCTTGAAATAAAACCTTAAAAACAAGAAAAAATGAACTACCAAATTATCACTAATGAAACCTTATTGAGAAATTTTATAGAGTGGCTGCCTGATTTACAATCTAATGAAGCTTATTATGTTTGCTTATTTGCCCGTTCAAAATACTGTAAGGGTATTGTACATATAAATACAGATAAGGCGCAATTAAAAAGATTTACATCCGGTAAGGAATTTTTATTTGATAAAATTAAACAATTGGAATGCGAAGTCGGTAGTTATTATCAAAAGCACACACCAATACCGCAAGAGGCTTTGGCAATATACATAAATCCAAATCCACGCAATTTAGAAAAGGCTGCAAAAAACGGACTTATAAAATTAGCTGAATTGGTTACAAAACAATATTCAGGATATAACCCTCATCAGGAAATTCTTAGCGAGATACAAAAATCATGCAGCAGAAAAGTGTTTTTTGATTTGGATTTTGACGGCGTAACTTATAATGACTTAGCTCCGCAAGTTTTTAGCTCTATAAATGAAGACTGTCTGCATATATTAAATACAAGGGGCGGATTCCATTTACTGATAGAGCTTAGCAAGATAGCTAAATATTGTGAAAAAACATGGTATCAGGATATAAATAAAATTAACGGTATAGATATAAAAGGCGATAATATGATACCTATCGCAGGATGTTATCAGGGCGGATTTACGCCATATTTTTTATAATTTTCTTAACTTAATAAAACCCATTTATGAACCTATTTAAAAAACCACCCACAACCACCACCTATCCGCTTATGCGAGGTAAGGAGGTAATTTTTAATGTTATTATGGCCGGAAAGCAGGTAGAATTTCAGTCAGCGGCAAAAGATTGGACGCTGATATTTGCCAATACATCATACGAGTATGGTATGGCAAAATATCTTATCCAAGAAAATGATATGGATGCCATTCATCAATTGGCTCAGGCTTCATTTTTAACACGAATCTTTTTCCACGATGCCAAGATTATCAAGGAATTTTATAAAGAAATTGATAGGTATCAAAAAAGATTGGCTCGTGAAGCCGCATCCCGTCCACAAACTCAATCCGATGCAGAAATTCTTGCAGAAGAAAAAGTGTTGCATGAGAAAACGGCGGAAAGCGTAAAAGAATTGGAGGATATAAAAAACGCCAAAGTGACAACTAAAAACAAGACAAAATGACAAAGCAAGAATTAATCCTCATCATACAAGATCATGTGGCATGTGGCGAAATTACGGATGTTGAAGGTGTAGGTGCGGGCGAAAATTGGTCACGCACTAAAAAGCAAAATGAACTGCGCTCAGGAAGATGGGAAGCGGTAAAGATTGGGAAACATTTTATTTATATTAAAAAATCAGAATAATAATGGAAGAAAAAAAACATTTTAGCATGGGGGGTAACTTATCTCATGCGGGGGTAGGAGTACTACCTAATGGTAATGATATTGAGTACATAATTATCGACCATATAGAATGGCGTGTAGACGAAGTTGTAAATGGTGTAAAAAAAGATACCTTTGTTGCTATTTTTGCGAAAAACCCTTACACTAATTTGCCATTCGTTTTAAACAAAGAAAATAAGTCTCGATTATTAAAAGCTGCGAAAAAAGGCGAATGGGATTTATTGGAGATAAAAAACTTTCCCGTAAGATTAACACATGAGCTTACAAAACTTGGAGAAGGTTTGCGTATTTCCAAACTTCCTCCAAAAATGCCGACTACCGCTACCTCGCCTGCCGCACCCTTAAAACCTGCACCAAAACCTGCCATAACAGAAGATAACCTGCCAAAAGCGAAAGAGTTTCTAAAAACTGGCACAATGGAGGCGTTAAAGGGGTTTTATGAAGTTTCGGAAGAGATGGAAAAGAAATTAACAGAAATACCAACCGCAGAATGAAATACGTAATCATACCAATTTTTAAAGTCATATTTTCCCCAATATGGTTAGCATTGGTAATATTTACTATTTTAATTTTAACAATAGAAGACTTATGGAATTGGAATTTTAATAATTGGAATATCATACTCAAAGGAAATGGAACAAAAAGAAATTGATTGGCACATTGCGAAAGCAGGATATTTTTCTGCAAGCGGGATTAAAGATTTAATGTCGAAATCTGGTGAATTTACTAAGGCAAATATTGCTTATCTTTACGAAATTCAGCAGCAACGTGTATCGCAAGAACCTGAGCCGCCTATTTTTGCAAAACCTATGCAGCTTGGAATCGAAAATGAGCCGTATGCTGTGGAATGGGTGCGAGAAAATACGACACTCAGAGTACTTCACGCTGATAAAGATTTTACCGACAAAATATTCGAGAAAACGGATTACGGATTCGGTGCGTCACCAGATGCGTTTATTGTGCCTGCCGAGGTAGATTTTGATAAAGACGAGAATGGGACTATATACTACAATAGTCATGTGATAGATAATATCTCTGCACTCTTGGAAGTAAAATGTGTTGTTGGCAGGAAGGAGTGTAATTGGTATTATTCGCCAACAGTACCGTTTGAAAGAAAAAGATTGGAAGCGTTTGGTGAACATAGAGAACAAATGGCAGCGCAATTACTTGCCTATCCAAATGTAAATATCATATTACTACTAAAATACAGACCGCAAATTGATGAAAATCCATGGGATTTAAAACCAGTATTAGACCCCGATCGCGGGTTGTTGTTCGAGTTTACAAGAGACGAATTTGGAGCATATATCGACGATATAAAAGACCGTATAATGTTTGCGGATGACTTTTTAAAACAGGAATTAGACCCTGATTGCGTTAATGATTATTATAAAATTAAAAAATAACCCACCAAAAGTTATGGAACAAAAAACAGTAAAACTTCTTCAGTTTAGAGCTGAAAATCACAATTGTATTAAAACCGTCATGCTTACACCTGACATTATGTCAAAACAATTGCTTGTTTTGGTTGGCGAATCAGGTAATGGCAAAAGTACATTAATAGAACTCCTTCAAACCGCTATTGGCGGAAGTGATGGCATTAAGAAAAAAGATGTTCTCGAAAAAGGATATTTAACCGAAGTGTTGCTGCTTGATGGCGAAATAAAGCTATATGCAGGAGCAAAAGTTACAGAATATCAGCGTGGGCAGAATGCAGGTGAGGCAAAATTTGAGACTTTTCTTTACGCCAAAGATGCAAATGGTAAAAATTACGTTCCACTTATAGACGGCGTAGAGGCAAAAGCAAGTGATTATGTTAAAATGCTTACCACGGAATTAACATTCAACATGCCTGCTTTGTTTTCAGAAAATCAGACAATACATCGTGGACTTATTGAAAAATTATTCAAATCAGAACTTGATGCTTTAGGTTCGGATGAGGTTGCTGCGAAAATTATTGACCTTAAAAAGAAACGTGATGCCTGCCGTATGTTGTGCCAAAATCAGGGTGCATATATGGAGCAATTTGAAAAAGACGGATTTACAGAAGTTATGCTCGCAGCAATTAAACCTGTGGATATAAAAGCAATTGACGAAAAAATTACCCAAAAACGTATTGAACTTGACCGCATTGTAAATGGTTCTGATACTGCTTACGAATTAGCCGTTGAAAAATTGAAAGCTGAAAGGGCAGAGGCTTTACAAAAAATCAAAGACGAGGTTTTGGAAATAAGGGAAAAGATTAGAAAGGATGGGGAGGAAAAACAAAATGAGTACTTATCAAAGCTACAGATAAAAACCAATAACGTAGAG